GAGAATTTCCTTACGTATTCGATGACGAGAAGGCTCGGCGTTTTCTCTTTTGGATGACTCAATTTAAACATACCAAGGGGCCGTTACAAGGACAAAATATTGTACCTGAACCAATACAGATTTTTATTTTCGGTAATGTTTACGGTTGGGTTCATAAAGATACGGGATTCCGCCGTTTCAGGAAAGTGTATTGGCAGGTTGGCCGTAAAAATGCAAAAACTCAGAGTTTGGCCTGTGTCGCTTCATATGAGGCTATGGCAAGCGGTGAAAACATGTCAGAGGTATACATTGGAGCCACAAAAACTGAACAGGCTCAAATATGTTGGAAGGAGATAAAAGCCCAGATAGAAGGGTGCGAACTTTTAAACAAACCGGAGCAAAAATACAGGATTGCATACAGTACCATTGAGCACCCAAAAACAAATTCAATTATCAAAGCTTTATCTAAGGATGCTGGTAAAACAGGGGACGGTTTCAACCCTCAATGTGGCATTATTGACGAATATCACGCGCATAAAACATCCGAAATTTATGACGTCCTTGCTTCTGGAATGGGAGCAAGAAACCAGCCATTGATGATTATTATCACGACTGCTGGCTTTGAGTTAAACAATCCAGCTTACCGGGTGGAATATGATTACGTCTCTCGGATTTTAGACCCAAACAAAGTAGAAACCAATGAACAGTATTTTGTGATGATCAATGAACTGGATAAGGGCGATGACATCAAGGATGAGCGTAACTGGATAAAAGCAAACCCTATTGTGGCTGCTAATGAACACGGGTTAGAGTATTTGCGCGGCGAGCTTGAAGTAGCTCTCGCGGTTCCTGAAAAAATGCGTAATTTCCTCACTAAAAATATGAATATCTGGGTCAATATGCGCGAAAACGGCTATATGGATATGCAGGCCTGGAAAGATTGCGGATCTGATCAATTCCCTAATCTAACCGGCCGCGAGTGTTATGTTGGGATTGACTTATCAAAACGAATTGACCTGACAGCTGTATCCTTTATTTTTCCGTTGGATAACGGGAGCTTTGCTGTAGAGAGTCACGGTTTTATGCCAGAAGATACATTTTATGAGCGTATCAAGACTGATAACGTCCCGTATGATCTGTGGAGGGATAAGAACTTGCTAACCGTTACGGACGGCGCTGTTGTCGATTATGACTATATCAGAACCTACATTAAAAAAATGGAGAAAGAGAAAGGATGGCGAATCAAAGAAATTGGTTACGATCCGTATAATGCTACTCAATTTGCCCAACAGATGGAGGCGGACGGATATGTCATGATTGAAATTCGGCAGGGTGTTGCCACATTATCTGAACCAACGAAAGACTTCCGTGAAAAAGTAAAAGCGAAAAAGATCATTCACAATAAAAATGATCTGCTGACATGGGCCATGGGGAATGCCGTTACAAAAGTAGATGCCCAAGAAAACATAATGCTGGACAAGTCAAAGTCAACACAACGGATCGACCCGGCGGCTGCGCTTATCAATGCACACGTGCGGGCATCTCAAATTGATACGGCCGTTGACTTAAACGCTTATATACAATCCGGATCGTTCAGCCTGTAGGGGGTGGGAATGCTGAAGTTTTTAAGATTCTTGCAGTTGATTTTAGAGGATATCTTGCTCATCGCAGGCATGGTATTCATTTCAATAGCCATATATCGGATGAACGTAAACGCGGGTTTAATTGCAACCGGTGTTTTTTTATTTTCTCTTGCCAGCTTGGCAGGATTTGTTCGTCAAAAAAATAAGGATGAGGGAGGGAAATAGATGCTATTAAGCGGTTTAAAGAGCGGAATAAAAAATGAAATTGCTGAAGAGGATAGCGGTTCCCTTCTCCATCCGGCTAATTGGTTTAGAAATATTTTTGCCGGGACAGAGAGTTCATCTGGTGAAAGAGTATCAACAAAAACGGCCGTTTTGCATCCGGACGTATATGCTTGCGTGATTGTTTTAGCTGATGATATTGCGAAACTGCCGATTAAACTTTTTCAGAATCAAAACGGAAACATACAACAGATTCAAAATGAAGTAAGCGACATTATTCTGAACAAAGTCAATGACTACATGACAAGCTTTGTGTGGAAACGGCTGTTGGTTACGAGACTGTGTACTTGGGGAAACAGCTATAATCTTTTGCTTTTTGATAAAGACGGGAATGTGGCTGGTATCAGACCATTAGACCCTGAAGCGACAAATACGAATATTGATCCAAATAACGGCCGGGTATGGTATTCAACCACACTTGACGGCAAGTACCGTGAATTTTTTTACGAAGAGGTACTGCATTTTAAAAACCTGTCTCTTGATGGATTTGTAGGTCAAACCCCGATTTCAGTTATTCGGGACAATATAGGGTCAAATAGAGCTGCCACAAAGTTTAACGCGAAATTTTACAAGAATGGCGGCGCACCGTTTGGCGTTGTAAAAGCGCCGACCCTTTTAGACCGAAAAAGTAAACAAATTCTTAGGGAAGATTGGGAGCGGGTGAATGCGGGGCAGTCTATTGCAGTTTTAGACGCCGGACTTGATTATTCACAAGTAACAATGCCCATGAAAGATGCACAGTTTATTGAGTCAATGAAATGGAACCGCCAACAGATTGCATCGATTTACAAGGTGCCACCTCATAAAATAGGGGAACTTGATCGGGCGACATTTTCAAATATAGAGCAACAATCCTTAGATTATGTCAAAACCACTTTACAGCCAATCGTCACAAATATTGAACAAGAGTTAAACGATAAGGTTTTGACAGAGAAGCAGCGGGGAGCTGGCTACTACTTTAAATTTAACCTGGAATCAGAGCTTCGCGGGGATAGTAAATCACGTGCTGAATTTTATAAAACGATGCAAAGCGTAGGTGCCTTTAGCGTCAATACTATTCTTCAAAAAGAGGACATGACAGGCATCGGAGAAATCGGCGATGAGCATTATGGAAACTTAAACCTTGTTCCCCTTTCAATTATGAAAGAATATCAGCTTAACAAAACGAAACGGACTTCAGATCGACTGAAAGGGGGTGATGGCAACGGAACAGAGGAAGAAAAACAAGTATTGGAACATGAAGGTTCTGAATGATTCGACCGCTGAAATCACGCTTTACGGTTCTATTACCGGCGAAGGATGGTTTAGCGAGAGCTCGTCCAAGACCTTTCAGTCTGAATTGAAAAGTTTAGGTGACGTGAGCTCTATTGATTTGTACATCAATTCGCCCGGCGGGGATGTTTTCGAGGGGCAGGCTATTCATTCGATGCTCCAGCGTCATAAAGCCAAAATCAATGTCTATGTGGATGCGCTGGCCGGGAGTATCGCTTCTGTCATTGCAATGGCCGGCGATAAAATTACGATGCCGAGTAACGCCATGATGATGATTCACAACCCATACATGGGGATGGTCGGGAATGCCGCGGAATTCCGGAAGGCAGCCGATGATCTGGATAAGATTACTGAAAGTATCGTTTCCACATATCTTGCGAAAGCAGGAGACAAACTGGACGACGGGACTTTACGCCAGCTGCTGGATGAGGAAACCTGGCTCACCGCCGATGAAGCTTTAAATTATGGTTTGATCGATATGGTTTCAGAATCAAAGGATGTAGCAGCCTGCATTGATCATCAGGTACTGGCACATTTTAAACATGTTCCGGGCAAAATTGTTGCTCAATCCGCTGCTGGAAGTCCGGCTGAAGAAACTAAGCCGGATGAAGTATTAAAACAAAAGATCACTATGAAACTTGAACTCTTAAATCTTTAAAGGGTTCTTTTTTTATGCCATTTTTAAGGAGGACAAGCATTTGAAAAAGCTATCGAAACAAAAAAGCCTATTGAAGCAGAAAAAACCTTTGAAACTCGATATTCAATTTTTCGCCGGTGGCGGAATGTCTAAAAAAGAACGGGAGTTGCGCCAAGCCTTGGCGGAAAAACGTACAGACATTGAAGCATTGACCGATGAGGGCAAACTTGATGAAGCCAAAAAACTACTTGCAGAGGCTCAACAAATTAAAGATCAAATTCAAACATATGAGGATTTACGAAACATGCAGGTTTCATATGCACAAGAAGAGCCGCAGCATGATCCAGAGACAAAGACACCGCAACAGGCAACGGATGATATCGCTGAAACAGAAGTGAAGAATCATGTTCAACTTTTTGCTCACGCCCTTAGAACAGGCAAAGTACCGCAGCCTCTTGCCGCGATGAAAGAAGGTGTGGATGAGGATGGCGGGCTTATTGTACCGCAGGATATCTCCACGAAAATTAATGAAAAACGACGCCAATTTGATACCCTGGCAAATCTCGTCGATGTCATTCCGGTATCAACAAACAAAGGTTCACGGGTTC